ACCTCGCTAGGGAACTATATCACTAAGATTGACAGGAATCAAGAAGATATGATATAATGTAAGCGTATGACTTTATACGAAATTACGAATATCGTGACCGGAATGGGCTATGTTGGAATCACCAAAGATAGAGTTAAAAGGCGTTGGTGGGCACATAAAAAAGATTTAAAAATGGGACGGCACGGGAATCGATGGCTTCAAAATTCATACAACAAACATGGAGCGGCAGCATTTCAGTATAAAATAAGACAGAAATGTAGCTCTATAGAAGAATTGAACAATCTAGAAAAACAAATTTTAAAAGATGAAAAAGATAGGCTCTATAACATAAAAGAAGGCGGATATGACGCTCCTCCCGTAAAGCATACTGAGGAATCAAAAAGAAAAATATCTGAAGCTCAACCTAAGATTCCAGTCGTGGGAATGTCTGTAAAAACCGGTGAAATTAAGGAATACGCTACCGTAAAAGATGTTAAAATAGACGGGTTTAATCATAAAAATATTGGTAAATGCTGCCTGCTTTCTATTTCAAAAGCTAGCGGAAGAGTCCAGCAGGCTATTTCTACAGGTAAATGGGTTTGGATGTACAAATCCGAATTCAACCTATTTGAGATGGAGCGTAGGCGCGATATGGCTCAAAATCGTGGTAACAACGATCAATCCAGAGCAATAATCGGAAAATCTTTGTTAGATGGGTCTACTATACGCTTTAAATCGTGTACGGAGGCCTCTAGGGAGCTTAAAACGCAGGTAGGGACCATAAGAGGAGCTTGCGTGGGAGGAGAGATTAAATCTGCAGCCCAATATGTTTGGGTATTCGCTGATGATCCAGAACCCACAATCTTATTAGAGAAGAGGTATGTTTACGCTCTAGATACATTTAATGGGTACCGTGTTATAGGCCCACGTTCGAAGCGTTCTTCTATCAAAAAAGTTTAAGAGAATCAATCAGTTATGGCCATACTTACTTCCGGTAATATTTTAAGCGAGCAACGTTGGGATTGCGCGGATCAAAGAAGAGTTGAGTCTGGAGTCCGTAACGACTTCGATACCACAATAACCTCAATAATTACAAATACTTCTCAGGGTTACATCATTCGCGGCTTTTCTCTCTTAACCTCTGGCGCTATAGGATCCGCTGCGAATGGTTTGGAGATGGTCGTAGACCCTGGTGCTGTCCTAAATATCAATGCCAGCGTCAGCGGCACGATCTATCAAACGCCAATCGGAACTCCGAATCAAATTTTAAATGGCGCGATTAATCCGAATGTCAGCGGATCTTTTGCTGCGAGTTCAACCAATTATGTTGGCGTAGATTATTTGCGATTTCCAGATTCAAGTACAGACGTAACAAAATATATTTGGGACGCAAGTTCGAATTCTGAAATCCCGGAAATCGCACCCGCTGCTCAAACCCTCACCTTCGAAATTTTTATCACAACTTCCGTTTGGGCTGAAAATGTTTTGCCAATCGCAATCGTAACGACCGATGCAAACGGAAACGTCACCTCGATCACCGATGCGCGTTGGATGCTCTACTCTTTAGAAACCGGCGGCCTCGCTCCCAATCCCAACTACACTTATCCTTGGACCGAAGGTCAAATTCAACCTCCAGTTACGACTACTAGCGATTCTGTAAATCCATTCGTTGGCGGCGACAAGCAAATCGATTCATTGAAGGCATGGATGGACGCCATCATGTCAGAAATTCTTGGAATAAAAGGCACGCCATTCTGGTTCACCGGTCCCTCAGTTGGCCCAAGTCCCGGCCCACTTCCTTCGTTACAAAGTTTGTTTCAAGATCTCGGCAATACAGTCATTACTGGTCCAGGAGAAATCTCAAACGGAATTCTGCCCAATTCCGATTCTATTTTGGTTACCACCGGCAATATCACTACCGGTAGCAATCAACTTACAAGTCTTGGTTCCGTTGCGGGTCTCGTAAATGGCGACTATATTTTTGGCACCGGTATCCCCGCAGGTGTGACCATTGTTAGCATCGCAGGCTCTACGATCACAATGTCACAACCCGCTACTCTCAATGGAACCGGAATCGGCGTTACATTCTACAGTCCTAGCGTTATCACCGCTCCTGGTCAAATTAACTGGGATCAGGAAATCTACATCCGAGTCATTGGATCCGCTCTCACCTATACGCTTGCAGCCAATCCCTCTTCCGCCGATATCACATTGGCCGACGATCAGGTCGCATATATTACTTTGGTTAGAGATGTTCCCGTTTCTCCCAATCTCATTTTCACCACCGGCTCCCCCGTAGTTACTAGCGTTGGATCCGTTACTTGGACATCGGGGCTATTACCTGGCGATTTGATTAAAGTCGCTAGCGATAGCGGTAGCGGTTATTACACGATTGGGACTGTTAATAACGGATACACGGTAACCCTTACTACCAACGTATTAGTCGCAGACAACACTGGACTTACTGGCGCTCAAGCTCAGTATGCCTTTGGTAGCTATTCCGCAGCTCCAACGCCTTCCACCAATAGAAACATATACATTACATCTAGAGAAACGGTTCCTGTCAATGGCAATGTTTTTTGGTTGTTTTTACGAGAAGACAATGGTGGCGCACCGCGAGTCTACATCCGCTTTTTGGCACAAGAATTGGATAATGGCGAGTCGGTAAACGTAAGCGGAACCACTAGTTTAGAACTCCTTCAGTATATTGGCGCACCTTCTGCTGCAAGTTCCTCACCACAATACGTAAGCGCATTGAATCCGGGCTCGTTAACTCAAATCACCGGTATCACTATTGGCGCTGGCTCTACTATTACTGGCGGCCAATACTTTTTGATCTATAGTTCAAACAACGCAAGGCAATATGCGGTTTGGTTCAAAGTAAGTGGTGTTGGAAGCGCTCCAGTAGTTCCTTATTTTAATTCCAGCGTAGAAGTAGATATTTCAACCGGTGATAGCGCGACAACCGTTGCTTCGGAATTAGCTGCTGCTCTTAACGCGGTTCCGTTTCACGACTTCAACGCGGTTTCCGGTGCTGGAACCGTTGTTGTAACCAATACTTCTGCTGGTACTTCGAATGCCGCTAGCAATGTTGATGTTGGCTCGCCATTTGCAATTAGTATCACTCAATCCGGAACAGGCGTTGGAAACAATGTCATTCATGACGGCGATTCACTTACGCTTGCTATTAAAGAACTCGATCAGGCCATCGGTAACATCGAAGCAAGCCTAAACAATCCCGCTTATGATGAAGTCGTTGAGATCGTCGCAAGTGGAGCTACTCCTCCTACTTCTTTAAATGGACCACTTCCAAATACCACCGTTATCACTCTTCCATTGGATAGTCGAACCGGAAACAGTTTAGCCCAATATACCGTTGGTAAAGGGATTTTACAAGTATTTTTGAATGGCCAATTTATCGATGTCGAGAGTGGAGCCTATTCTGAAGTGGGCGCTGCAGGCACTCCTAGTAATCAAATTGAAATCCTTACTTTTCCCGATGGTTTAGTTGTTGGCGACGAACTAGAATTTAGATTCAGTGGCGGCGGAGGAGGTTCAGGTGGACAAGGCGCAGTTGGACCAGCTGGTGCTCCTGGACCAAGAGGAGCAGATGCCATTGGTCAATTGGTGACCATTTCTACTCAAAACGGTCCCGCAACAATTACCGTATCTTCGGGTAATTTATTTTATCGTGCGAATTGTGCCAGTGGTGCGGTTACGTACAATTTACCAGCAGCAGCTGTCTCTACTGGAAATGTTTTCATTTTCAAAAAAGTAGATTCTAGCTACAACGACATGAACGTAGTTGCAGCGGGATCCGATAAAATCGATGGATTTTCTTCGATTACCACAAACGTTCAGTACGAATCGTTTTCATTAGTCAGCGACGGAACGACCTGGAATTTATTTTAATATGCTAATTTATAAACTTATAAACACATTAAATGGGAAGATTTATATAGGGAAGACTAAAAATTCTTCCGTATGCGCCAGAAAATCTTCACATAAATCGCAATCAAAAAGATATGAACCTCGTCAATATATCCATAAAGCTATTAAAAAATATGGATGGGAAAATTTCAAAATAGAAATTGTAGAAGACGGAATAGACAGTTTGGAAATTTTAAATAAAAGAGAGAAATTTTTTATCCGAGAATACGATTCGGCCAATAGAGAAAAGGGCTATAATTTGACTCTAGGCGGAGATGGTGGTCACGGATTATCCGGAGAGAAAAGCGGAACTTTCGGCATGAAGCGTCCGGATTTATCTGAGAGAAATAGGAAAAATAAAGGAAAAACTTTAGTACAGATACATGGAGAACAAAAGGCTTCAGAAATAAAAAATAAAATGGTTATTAGTAGTACCGGAAAAGTTCTTTCCGAAAAAGCTAAGGCTAATTCCAGTAAAGCGAGAAAATTAGCGTGGGAGAATGGAACATACGACAAGCCGGAAACTAGGGCTAAGTACACGTTAAACAATAAGGGCAATCCAAGTATCAAAAGAATAAAAGTTTATAGTCCAGAATTGAACATGGAATTCGCATCTCTGTCTTTTGCAGCAGCTCATATAAAAACTCATGTTAGCAATGTGAGCAAAGTTTTAAATGGCACTCTCAAGCACATAAAGGGCTATACCTTTTCTCGTGTAGTGGAGGATACGAAAAATGTCGTATAATCCCAATTCGACTGGTAGTGCGATAACATTAACTGGAACCACTTCCGGTAGCGTAACTATTTCCTCCGCAGCAGTCATCACCACCTACAATCTCATTTGGCCCGCAGCGCAAGGATCGGCGAGCACGGTTTTAACTAACGATGGCGCTGGAAATCTTACCTGGGGTCCTGGCGGAAGTTCCGGCGTTTCTAGCATTAATACCGAAAGCGGCGCTATCACTATCACCGGAACCGGCGGAACTACCGTAACCAATATTGGTACCGCTTTTACCATCAATTCAGCTACTACGGGAACCACGACAGTACCAAACGGTGGAACCGGAGTAACGTCTTTTGCCGATCTCAATCAAGTCATTATTAGTGGAACCACAACTACCGGTCCATTGCAACAAGTTCCAGGCGGAACCGCTGGATTCGTTCTTACTTCTAATGGAACCACGGCAGCTCCAACCTGGCAAGCAACGGCTCCATCGAATCCCTACTACGTTAACACTTTTACTCTTTCAAGTACCGACATTCACAACCAATATGTAACGCTGAGTTCAATTCCCGATACTCCCGCCGATACCGTTCTTACCGTTATTGGTGGACCTATGCAAAGTTATGGTACCGATTACACGGTTTCGGAATCAATATTAGGTTTTATCAATGGTTTATCCAGTACTGGGGTCAGCGCCTTAGTTTCTGGCGATATGTTAGTAGTTCAGTTTAATTAATAAGGAAAGATAGTTATGAGCCAAATAGTTACAAAGTTTATTACAGATGGAGCCGTACTTTCGGGAACCCTAGCAGCCCACGGAAAAATTGGGTCTGGTGCAGCAGCTGCAACATCAGCACTCTTTTCTGATGGCGCTGGAGGTACAGCTTTTAGGGCCATCATGTCTACCGACATACCCACCCTAAACCAAAATACTACGGGTACCGCTGCCAACATCACAGCTACCAGCAATGAAACCCTCACAACGCTTTCAGCTCTGACTACAGCTTCTAGCTTAGCCCATGTCGGAACCATCTCGACTGGTACCTGGCAGGGTAGTGCGGTAGGAATATCTTACGGTGGAACCGGCGCGACCAATGCCGCTTCTGCCTTCAATAACTTGTCTCCAATGGCCACGACTGGGGATATGATTTATGAGGTTTCTGCCGGAACTGCTGCCGCTCTTCCAATTGGAACTCCTGGACAGGTATTGACCGTAGTAGGCGGAGTCCCCGTTTGGCAGACTCCCACCATTACTCCTGGCGATATTTCGTTGACAGACAATCATATCTTCGTTGGTAATGCATCAAATCTTGCCACCGACGTCGCTATGTCCGGAGACGCAACTATTGTTGCCAGCGGCGCACTGACGTTGGCCACCGTAGCTACGGCTGGAACCACCGGATCTTCTACTGCGATTCCGGTTATTACCATCAATGCTAAGGGATTAACGACTAGCATTACGACTGCCGCCGTAGTTGCTCCAGCAGGCACACTTTCTGGAACCACCTTAAATTCGACAGTTGTGAGTTCTAGTCTGACTTCGGTTGGGACTATTGCGACTGGGGTTTGGAATGGAACTGCCATTGGACCCACATTTGGTGGGACTGGCCAAACCACGTACGCTACCGGCGACACGTTGTATGCTAGCGCCAGTGACGTTTTGTCCAAACTCACCATCGGATCTCCTGGGAACGTGCTCACAGTTTCCGGTGGAGTTCCCGTTTGGTCGGCTCCTGCAGCAACATCAACAAATAATAAAGAAACTTTTATTTTGGCTTCCGGTGACATAACTAATCAGTATATTGATTTGGCCCATGTTGCGTTGACCAATTCGATTGATTTCCTGGTTCAGGGTGGCGGTGTTCAGTTAGAAGGTGCTAGCTATGATTTCACGGTGAACTATACCGGTGGATCAGGTGGCCATACGCGCATAACTTTTGCCAACGGGCTTGCTACAGTCGGCGTATCAGCGTTAGTCGCAGGAGATGTTTTGCAGATTCAATATGAATTTTAATTTCATGATATAGAGATATAGTTTCTATATTTAACTACCGACGAAAGTCGAAGCTGGGGTGGACACCCTGTTTCTAAAGAAACAAAGGAAAATACGTGAGTCAAGTAAAAAACCGCTTTTTAGCACAAATGGCCAATAACACCGTCAAAGCCAATATCTCTGGCTCTACGGCTAATCCCACCGATGTATCCGCAGTAAGCACAGCAACTGCTAGCGCTTTCATGGTTAGGGATACGAATGCCAATGTCCAGCTTAACAATCTCATCGAAAACGCTTCTATTACCACTACCGCTGCTGGCACCACGACCCTAACTGTCGGAAGTGGCTATAGTCAGATATTTACAGGTAGTTCTACTCAGACCATTGTTTTACCTAATGCAACGACCATGCTTGTTGGTCAAGGTTTTTCTCTTTATAATCAATCTAGTAGTCCTCTAGCTGTCCAATTCAATGGCGGTGCTGCTTTTACGGACGCCGCAGGTATCAATTATAGCTCACTTAGCGCTCATACTTCTTATACCATAACACTGCAAACCAACGGCACATCCGCTGGCACATGGGCAGTAGTTTCTTCCCCTTCAAGTGGACTCGGCGCTCCTGGTCCAACGATTCAAAAATTTCTAAGTGGATCCGGAACCTATACCACTCCTGCGAATGTTGCTTTCATCAATATTGAAATGGTCGGCGGCGGAGGTGGCGGTGGTGGTGGTGGATCTAGTGCGGGAAACGGAGGCACGGGCGGAAATACCACATTTGGCACCTCCCTGTTGGCTGCCAATGGTGGGGCGGGAGGAATTTTTAACTCAAATCCCGGTGCGGGAGGAACGGCATCACTAGGATCTGGGCCGATAGGAATTGCACTCACGGGTGGTGGTGGACAGGGTTCGGCTTATGGCGCTGCTAGTGGTGCTTGGATAGCGGGTGGCAGTGGAGCTTCATCCCCATTCGGTGGACAGGGCAGTGGAGCGCCCTATGGCGTGTCTGCGGGCGGAGCTGGAATCACCAATACTGGTTCAGGAGGCGGAGGAGGTAGTGGTCCCGTTGGAACAAATGGGGGCAACGGTGGCGGGGCTGGTGGTTACGTTAATGCTGTTATAGTAAGTCCCTCTGCTACCTATTCTTATGTCGTAGGTACGGCAGGGACAGCAGGAACACTGGGCACGAGCGGTGCTGCTGGCGGAGCCGGTGGATCTGGCGTTATCATCGTTACAGAATATTATTTTAACGGATTAGGCGCTGCGGCTGGTGCGGGCGGGGCTTATACTCCTACGGTCACAACTCTTATTTCTGGTTCTGGGACCTTTACAACTCCTGCAAATGCTTCATATATTACGGTTCAGATGGTTGGTGGTGGAGGTGGTGGAGGAGGAAGTGGTACTTCAGCCGGAGCTTTTCCCTTCACGGGAACTGCTGGAGGAAATACTACCTTTGGTACTTCATTATTGGTTGCTAACGGCGGTGGTGGTGGTGCAGCAGATCAATCTACTAATGCTTCAGGAGGCACTGCCTCTCTAGGTTCTGGTCCTATTGGCGTGGCTTTATCTGGAGCCAGCGGAACTGGTTCTAGTAATGTCGTAGCATCAGCTAATAGTGGTCTTTCTGGGGGTGGTGGTGGTAGCTCTCCGTTGGGCGGGGCTGGTGGAGGCGCTAATTCTACTGGTGGGGCCTCTACAGCAGGTTCTGCAGCTATTTCTAATACTGGAAGTGGGGGCGGCGGAGCAAGCGGGACTGCTGGTGTCACTACTTATACTGGAAGTGGGGGAGCTGCGGGAGGCTATGTTTTTGCTACAATTATCAGCCCTTCTACTACTTATAGTTATTCTGTAGGCACGTCTGGTTCTGGTGGTTCTGCTGGTACAAGTGGTTCTGCAGGTGGAGCTGGTGGTTCTGGTATTATTATTGTTACAACCTATTATAACAATGGCGCGGTTGGAACTGCTACTGGAATTACTGGTTCCGTAAATTCATCTCAAGTTCTTGGCACGACTACAGCAAATAATGCTCCAGCCGGTTATATTGGGGAATTCATTTCTTCTAATCCTGGAAGCGGAGTTGCGGTGGGATCTTCAGGATCATTTGTAACCGTAACTTCTATCTCACTCACTGCAGGTGATTGGGATGTTGAGGGAACTCTATCATTGGTAACCGGCGCGACTACTGCAGGAACGATTATTTCTGGCGGAATTTCTCTAAATACTACTTCTGAAGACAGCCAAACTAATGGTGGAGTATTCGATGCCTTTGGTACGCTAGTAGCTAGCAGCACCTATCTATCGCCAACTGGAAAAAGACGCATCAATGTGAATACCGCCACAACTATCTATTTGGTGGGCTCTGCTACTTATACTGTAGCAGGAGGAGCTACTTGGGGCACCAATTCCTTCATCGGCGCTAGACGAGTAAGATAATAAAAATAAAGTACAAGGTGTAATATGAGTTTCGTTCCAATTGATGATCGCCAAGTAGTTAATCGTGCCATACTTAATCAACTCTTTCCATACGTGGGAAGTCAGACTCTCGATGTATTGATGGCTTCGATAAATACGGATCTTACCATTCCGTTAAACGTTACAGCTAGTAACCCAGCAAGTTTAGTCATTAATGTAGGTCCGGCTTTAGTCGTTAATTCACAATCAAACCGCCAAAAATCCATTTCCTTTATTGGTACCTCTCTTCCGAACACTTTTGCTGGAACAACGGTTACTTTCCCTGCCAGCAGCGGGGGCAATATAACTACCGGCCAGGGCGGATCTTATCCGTTGACATTGCCTTCTGGAGATTTTGTCGCCATCCTATTGTCATTGAACAACGTAGGAACTGTAATTGTGGCCATTGGAACTCCAGCGGGAACATCTGCTGGAGTTGTAGTGCCTGCTCCAGCCGCCGCTACTGAGCCTTTCGCATATGTCATCCTATCGAATGTAGGTGGGACGATTCAAAATGTAGCTCAAACTTCAATTTATCAATTTGCCGGGGGTGGCAGTGGATCGTCAGGCGGTTCTGCTCCAACTATAAGTATCGCAACTACTTCTAGTTTCTCGGGTGGATTTTCAGCAGCTGGGAGTGGAACTTATACGCCACCTGTTGGTGTTTTGTATGTAGAAGTCGAGATGTGTGCTGCCGGTGGTGGTGGTGGTGGTAGCGGAACATCTGGCTCGGGCGGAAGTGGCGGGAACGGTGGTAATACCACTTTGGGTTCCTCCTTCCTAACCGCAAACGGCGGAACTGGTGGTAATGGTGGAACTGATAGTCTATTTAGTGTACCTGGGGGTACAGCAACCATAGGTGCTGGAGCTTCTGGTATAGCTATTCAGGGCGGCGATGGATCGGGTTCTACAGAGAATATCGGTGCTGGAGCCGTAAATACCGCTTCTGCAGCCGGTGGAGTTAATCCGTTCGGTGGAGGCGGTGGCGGGATTTCTAATGGCCCTGGTAGAACCGGATCTCCAAACACCGGCGCTGGTGGAGGTGGTGGCGGCGGGAATTCTAATGCTGCTTGCTATTCCGGCGGTGCTGGAGCCGCAGGCGGCTATCTTAAGGCATTTGTTAGTACCCTGGCGTCTTCGTATACCTATAGCATAGGTACCGGTGGAACTGCTGGAACAGCGGGCTCAGGTGACGGAGAAACCGGCGGTGTGGGAGCTGGTGGTCAAATTATTATTAGAGAATATTACCAATGAAAAATGAACTAAAGTTTATTGGGCTGACCTGTGTCACTTTACTCGCCATGTACATGATTGGAACCGGTATACTAGACATAGTCAAATCACTTTCTCATCTTTTTGGTTAATCCCTATCTTTATCGCAGTTATAAATTATCTTCAATTCTTCTCTAAGTTCTTCAATAATTTGTTCGGCATGTTCTAGTTTTATTTCATAACTTTTCGCGGCCTTACTATAACCCTTTTTCCATTCAATAGCTAGTACTTCAAAATCTTTAATATCTTGTTGGGCTTGATTGAGTTCCTTTTCAAGTCTTATGACCTGTGATTGTAAGTCGTAAATGAATTGTTCGGGTGTACTCATTTTTTCTTTCTATTTAATTTTACTACATCCTGTAATGAACCATAAAATAAATGCTAAATATGGAATTGATGTTTTCATTTCAGCGCCGCCTTTACTGCATTTCTAACAACCTCACGAGTCTGTCCAAGGGACAGTCTAGCGAAGGTATCATCCTCTCCCCACAAGTTCCCTGAGAGCCATTTAATTCCGGCTTTCTCCAATGCCTTTCTTTCAACCTTCCCAAGTTCTACTACTGCAAACATCCCTCTTGTAGGAACCGAACCTTGACCGAAACGATCTAAAAGTTTTTGCATCTCCTCGCGATTGGAATTGAGATAATTTGAAGACTTGGTCTCAAATCGATCGAGATCCAGTGAGTCCAAAATATCTTCTGCAGCATTTGTGGAAAGGGTTGATAATCCAACGTAATTAGCGGTTACGTATTCCGATAAGTAATGGTATAGAATGTCGCTATCAGTAGATACCCAGCCCAGTCTGAGTCCAGGCAGACCTAAGGTTTTTGAAAGACTGCCACACATGATTCTATATTTTTCAGGAACATGGCCACCTGTGGTGTAAGTTCTAGACGCATAGGCGCCATCGTAAATATCGACGTCATCAAAGGGATACACGTTTCCATCTGGCGCACTTGGGGAATCAATCAAAGAAGCTGATTTCATCGCATCATTCATACCCCATTTATAAACCATTTTAAGATCTGCGGCACGGATGATGTCGGGATAAATAGGAAACCATCGTTTATTGACGACGACCCATTCTACGCCTTGAGTCTTTTTAAGAGCGTAAAGTGCGGCGTTAATAGCTCCAGTGGCACCACAGGTAACGATCAAATGTTTTGGAGTATGCCCTGTTTGTCTTTTAGCCAACGTTTTCATTTGGTCAATCAGTTTCGGCGTACCGAGATGCGGAGGATATCCAAGAGAGGCTAGATATGTCGGTGATTCGATGAAGTAGTTTCCTAGGGTTTCAGCAAGAGCTTGACGGACAATAATTGGGCAACCCCACTGCATATCGTAGATGGGTTTCATTTAATGCCAAGCTTTCACTAAATAGACACTGTTTTTAGTAGTTACTTTAAGCCCCTCTTTTATGATCTCAATAGATTCGACAGCGCTGGTATAAATTCCATTATCTCCATGGATAATCAATCGTTCCCCCAACTTGATGGGACTAAGCGTACCAAAACCAAATTTTTCTGCCATTGATGGATTTGGCTTGCCATCGAGCTTTTTCCAATCTACGTGAGTTCCAACGGATTTACAAAGTGCGCACTCATTCATGGGACATCGCCATTAAGTTCGATTTTCATGTCCTCATATCCTGAAATCGATTGCCGATACAGTTCGAGTTTACATCCTTCTAGGGCGCCAAGAGCGTCATTATAATTCTGATAAGATCTATCGTGCTGAGATAAAAAGGAATGCGTTAGTTGAGTAAGAAGATAGTTGAGTTCTCCAGCAGTCTTAATGTCGGCTAAACGCATGTCCTGAACCAATTCTAGGAATCGAAACCTATCGTCTTTATTGATATACGGCATTATGTTCTCCCTACCAATCGAATCAAAGGTTTTTCTACATCCAAGGCTTCGTTGATAATAGCACGAAACTTAGCTGGAATTCCGGATTTATGACACCTGTCTAGTTCATAAACTTTACCTAAAAACGTCATATCTTTCAAAGTCAGAGTATAACGATTGAGCTTATCTCTGAGATTTCCCTCGCCTTCAATGGTTTCATTCTGGTAATTCATGGGAGCGCGTCCATTGGTTTCGATGAATTCCAGAATTTCTTTTTTGAATCCTGCAATATCATGTTTTCGTTTATTATTGGTCGTTCTGCCAGTAACCATGGCGATCCGGCGGAAATTGGCATCGAAACTTCCGGATTCTTTAGAGATATAGTTTTCGAAACGCGCACCCAGTCGTTTTTCGCGTTTATTTTTACTTAGACGACTTGGCCACCGATTGTTTTTAAGGAAGAAATCTAGGACGAGATTCTTGCTTTTGATACCCATCTTCATCGTGTCATTTTTATCTGGTTTGGTCTTTAAAAGACTTCTATATTTTTCGATGATCCTATAAAGCTTATTCTGTACTACCATATTACTCCTTGATTTATTCAAAATTGAGTTTTCCGCAAAACTCTCCATGTGTCAGGGGAATCTTTTTCATTTAACATCTTTCTTATACATTTCAAATAGGCTCTTACGAAGTCTTTTTTGAGCATTAACTCCGACTGGCTCTAAAATCTTTTCATATTTTCGAATTACTTCCCATGCTTGGTCTTCTGTAAGTTCGTGTACGGTCTCTTCTGTAATTTCGATTTCAACGTAATAGTCTTCTTTTGTAATACCTTCTTCTCTTACTGAGTAAAATACCAATGTCGCATCTTTGAATCTATAAATGTGGCACTGTTTAGTTATTTTAAAGTTGAAAGTAAAGCCCATTGCTGTTGCGCCATCTAGAATTTCCTGTTCTGGGGTGCCATCGACTCTCCAATTGTATTCTAATCTAGAGATATTATTTTTAGCCCCTACGGGCTTAAACTTTAAAGTCCATTGCGCATATTTCGTGTCGCTTGGATATTTAGCAACACGATACCTTCCAAAAGAACCGTCTGGCTTTGTGAGATAGGTATCGGGACCTTCTGCATACGTGAAATCTAGTAGGTCTGGAATTGTTTCCACAATACTTTTAAATTGAGATAAATTCGTGATGTCCGAATTGTATTTGGTTTCAAATTCGGTAAAGCGAGCTATCTTAGGCTCTTCTGACTTTACTTCTTCTGGAACGGTTACAGTGTTAATTTTTTCTTCAGAGGTCATACTTAAAACCAATACTACCTGAATTATTCGTTCCTGTCAAGCTCGATTTCACCGGTCCAATACTGGGTCCTCTCACATTAAACTGCCTGCTCCTAATAGTCTTTCCCGCAAATCCCACAATTCCCATCTCGGTATCACTTAATCCAATAGAATGAGCAAAATCTATGCCATCTTTGGTCTCGCTATTAACGAACTTGTCTTGAACCGCTTGACCTCCACTGACTACGAAAGCTGCCTTTCCTGCCTGGCTAGCAGCGTTAGAATAGGTATTATTCATATAAGGGGCTTGATATTGGAAAGTGGATAATAGCATCATCAGACCCATGGTAGGATCGCTTAAGGGCATTACCATAGAAGTCGAATGGGTATTCGATAAGTAAGAGCTATTGGGCTCAGCTACTAGAGTGCAGGAAGTGGTAGCGTAAGAGCTATTCATCTTTCTTTTTATCCATAAAATAACGAGCTGCCACTAATGCCCTACGTAGGCTTCTGATCTCAGAATAGTCTTCTGCTTCCTTACTACTATTTTCTGCTTTTTCCCAAAACTCGTCTCCGCTCATATTGTATTTGGCGCCTAGGGCTTCATACGCCTTGGTATAGAATTCAAAAGCTTCTTCAGCGTTCTTAAATAAGGGCTTGGCCTTCAATACATCATCATAAAGACTCATCTTCATCCTCAAATGCTTCAAGTCCATGTGGAGTTTCTTCGATAAGTAATGAGTTTTCTTGTTCTTCCAAATCTAGTTTTCTTTGCAATTCTTCTTGTCTTTCTCTTTCTTGTTCCTGTCTCAACATCCACTCTTCTTGCAAGGCAGCGCCCACCTTGATCACGAGCATAGGAAGATTCTCTTTTGACTTTAAGAGCGCTTCAAATCGTTCTCGATCTGCCACTGGAAGTGTTTCTGAAAAATCGTAAAGATCTTTTAAGGCCAAGGAATAATAGTTGACCAAGACGATCCCGACTGGAGATAGGGCTATATCTTCCATAGCGATGAGATTTTTAACTCTACCCGAGATTTGATAGATATTATTTTCCATAGGGTTTTACCAATTTCTTCTTATCGTCATAGAATCTGACAGTTAGGGTTTTATCTTTATTGACTTTGATTTTGTAGTAGACCACTCTGTTAGTATCAACTAGGTCTGAAAAGTCCTCAATGCGAATGAATCCGCCCATTGAAACTACGATTCTCTTATGCACCGTATTTCCTCCTAAGTTCTTTTCGCTTATCTTTCTTCTCTTGACAGGTGGGTGATCTGTCGTTGTCATAGTCGAATTGGTAGGTCCAAATATCGAAGTCTCTTTCCCTATAGAGTTTATTGATGTCGAATTGACAGTTAGTATCCCTATAGATCTCTTCCCAATGTTGACTATCAGCGGTTTCCATATCTAGAACTCGTTTTTTGTCTTTTTTGGTTAGTGAGCCCAATGCATCTTCTACTTTTTGGTCTACTTCTCTTTCATTGTTTACGAAAGCTTTATGGTGGCCAAGTTCGTGAATCAATAGGAGTATTTTCTCAATTTTAGAACATCTAGCCGATAGATAGATCGTGATTTCAGAACCATCGGTTGCCCATTCGGCAGCGATGCCGGAGCGCTTAACATACGGCTTAAAGTGAACGGAAAGCCCGTGCCCCTGAGCGTATCTGACTAACCGATTGAGTTCGTCATCTCTTTTCAATTTTCACTTACCTTTTTAAATGCACTTCTAATAGTCGTCAAAAATTCTTTTTCTTTGAAATCCCGTTCTTCTTCAAATCTCTCACTTAAGATCTCAATAATACCGTCCTCCGTAAATCCAGCCAGGGCGAGATCGTAAGCAATTGCATACCATGTATTACTCCTGCCGTTCTTGAAATCGATGCCTTTGGTAAGCATAACACGACACCAAGGACTAAGTCTACTAAAATCTGCTTGCCCTTTTGGAACTACCTTTTTCTCTCTAGCCTTAGGTCGTAAGTGCTCGTATTGCTTAAGCCAATCCATCAGCTCTTTTAGAGTAATTCTACGATTGAGCTTAATCAGGCGCTGTTTTTTGCCAGGTTCTCTATATGCGCCAGGGATCCTAGTCGATCTCGACGGGTTCTTGCAGTCTTGGTCACACATGCTGATAATATTAAAAATCCAATTTCCAATTGCACGATATGTCTTTTCGTCAGGTAAGTCTTGATCCAAGGTAATAACGGTATGGACGGACTTATTCCCGCTAAAGATTTGCGCACTAAAGGGCATCTTGAAATGCTCGATAGTTCCTAATTGTTCTTTGATAGTGCCTACGTCGATTTCCACAAGATAAGATCTGAATGCCGTAACATATTCGTCCCTACGCCAGCCATTGATGGGGTTTATTGCGACCATTGTTAGCTTGGATGAGTCTACTTTTCTGAGAGGTGAGTTTTCATTGGGACTGATTAGGGTAACTTTTCCATTGAGGGCGTCTTTTAATGGAACCGACTGAAAGCCAAATTCATTGTTCGAAACGCAAATGGTTTCGCCAGGATTGAAGAGGAGATTCAGGAGAGACTGGCCGGTTGGGTCCATTTATTCCTGTTCGGCAATGTATGAGGCCAGATTTAGGGTTAGTTCGGCATAATGAAGCTTTGTTTTAACGCAATCTATCCAATTGAGTTTCTGAGCTTCTTTGGCGTCTCGAATATATTGTTCAGCCATTTCAATGAGTTTGTCGTAAGCTTTATCCATTTATTTTCTCAACGCTTGTTTTATTATTTTGGCCTTTAATTCCCTTATTTCCTTGATACTATTAAAATAATAGCTTCGAGCTGGAGAATGGTAGGCTCCAGTCTTTATACCTTCAGAATCATCTTCCTCTATGGAGTGAATTAGCTTGGTTAGTCCAAAAGCTAACTGTCTCGCTCTAGATATTCTGGTTGATTTCATTTATTTAATGATATCGTCGCAATACGGTTGACTGATATTGGATTCGCCATTTCGCCATTGGTTTGCAGCCCGAAGCTGCTCACATCCGTTGATTTGACCGACATGATAGCAGTGGTAGGCAATCATTATAATTACTCCCAAGCCTATAAGGCCAATAAAAGCCCACCCGATCATATCTTGTACCGAAGACCATGTTACGACATCTGACGGACAACAGTTCTTTTTGTTTTTCATTTTCTCTCCAATGTTAATCGCTAAACATCTCCGTCTTTAAGCGGCGTTACGGGAAGATTAATAAATGGAACTTCGGCCAAACTCTCGGAATTCTTAGTGTTAGCAGCAACCATATCCAACATAAGCTTCCTTACTTCCTCAACACCGTACCTACGAACCACGCTCTTCTTATCCACAAAAGTCTTCTCTTTGAGCCCCGTTGGAGTAGGCACCATCACTTTACGTTCACGTTCATAGGGTTCCTTGACGCCGTCGTTCACGAGTTTTTGCCATTTGGAAGTGGTTCCAAATACTTGTTTTGATAATAGATTGAGTTCTTCACGTAGTTGTCGGGTCATTTAAAAATCTCCTTTGTGTGATTCAGCTATAGCGAATTGGATATTGCTATCAATTTTATCAATATCCTTTATGAAATTGTTTCTGTCCTTACGCGTTTCAAATTCGAAAAATTCAGCGGTCCCGTCATTGTTAACGGCGACT